ATATTACATCAAGGGGTGGGTTGTCAAGACCATATTCGCTCGCACTGACTCTTCTTCTTAAGTCACTAGTGGAGAACCTATGGTCCCTCTTGTTAAAATAGATTTCAATCCCTCGCGCGGCGCACGTGGCTCTTCCTGTGAAGGTCTTGTCTTTGTACTCCGATCCTATGATGCGGAGATCGATGTTGACCATCTTAAGAATGTCTTCAAGGTCTTCTTCGGTCTGGTAGGGAATGATCTCATCGACGTACTTGATACCCGCCAGTTGCGTGTACCTCTCGACCAAGGTCTGAACGGGTTTGTTCTTCTCAGGTCTATCCAAAGAGGGATCAACCTGTAGACCACAGATCAAGTAGTCACACTGTTCCTTCGCCTCTCTCAACATGGAGACGTGACCCGCATGTAAGAGATCAAATGTCGATGCAGTAAATCCAACTGTCATTATTCTTCACCTATAAAAAATGTAATTACCAACCTATCGACGGGAAACCCTTGAGGTCTATGTGGGGTTCTGCCATCGTACATAACCAACTTTCCAACTTCGAACTCTTCAACCACACCATCGATTTCCGTACCACATCCTTCACCACCTATAAGGTAGATCACTCCACTCATTGACAGGTCTGCGTGGATTTTCGGTGTCCACTCAGGATCCGCATCATGCCAGTGGAAGTAGAGACGTGTTGGTCTTAATCCCGTTGCGTTATATATGTCCGTTCCTATGTCACATATTGTATGGACGCTTTCTGTCCGCTTTCCCGTAAACTTAAAAACACCTTGACGCACCGCCTCACCCGCTTCGCCAGGCAGATCACGATCTCTATAGTAAGGGAGAGAGTTTGCGAAGTCGAGTACTTCGGGTAGGTCTTCCTCTTTTATAAAATTTCTGATAATTCTTCTTGACAAATCACGTATCTCATGTTAAACTAAAGCCACTAAGTGCGGGGGGGAATATACCCTAGTGATGGGTAGGTTTTTTGAATGCGACAACATTAGAGTCTGAGTCTCCCGAAAACTTCGGCATCGAAAGATCCTCTTCTACCTCGTCGTTAATCTGAGACAAGGCTTCTCTGTATTCCGCGATAAGGGTATCATGAGGAATTGTGTACGAGATGATCGCACCGTCTCGCAACATAGTCAGAGAGTCCTTAGTATCGGAAAAAACCATGAATGGTTTGAAGGTGTAATACTTGTAACCATTATGAATTTTAGACACGATTTTTAAGGCGTGACGAATTATAATTTCGTCGGACTGTTCATCCACCGAATCATGAAGTACCTCGCAAACAAGTTCCTCTCCAGAAACCAACTTTACTTGTCTTATCATTGTTCTCATCTCAAACTAATCGGGTACACTTTGTATTTAAACCCTTCTCTAGTATATATCTTTATTCTTTCGGCGGAATGTTTTAGAGTAAAGTTCTTGTAGCCTCTACAATGTAGATCATCTGATAGATCATAAAGCTTAGTAGCAACCCCATTGTCACTTTTTCGTAACCCTCTTCCGATAGATTGAAGAACCTTAATCTGAGATTTACTTGGAGAAGCGAATACAATATTATGGAGATTCCGAATATTAATCCCAGTAGAAAAAGTTCCAAGGCTTGCCACGATGATTGCATCTTTCTGTTTCTCGACGATCCCACGGATCTGTTCACGGTCATTGGCTGCCACTTCACCGGACACATAGAATACTTTTCGGTTCTCGTCGGCAGAGTCACGGATAAGGTCATACAAAACCTTTCCATGTTTTTCAACGAATTGAAATAGTACCAGAGTGTTCCCCTCTTGATCAAGGGACAACTTCGTGATGAACTTATTTCTTTTCTCGTTCGTTACTATATATTCAATTTCTTCCTGATAGGTTTTACCCTTCATCTTATGGCACTCATCGTTGTGATAACGCATGAGTATGACCTTGATGTCTAGGTCTGCAAGTGTGTTGTCTTCCTGTAACTGTACTGTAGTGGTGACCTTGAAGACCGGACCAAACAATCCTTCTAGTACCAACTTATTAGTCTCAGTACCATCCAGTGTACCTGTTGTCCCAAAACGATACTCCGCATTTCTGCACTTGTCCATGAGAGTGGATAAGGATTTTGCCTTGAATAAATGGACTTCATCTCCGAATATACAAGGAAACTGTTCGAACCATTCTGAACCCAACTTGTAGATAGACTGCCATGTTGAGATGATAATACGTTTATTTGTTTCTTTATCTTTACCACTGTATATTTTATGAATCAAATCTGACTCATAACCATAGTCCGCAAAGTCCTGATGCATCTGTTCTACCAGAGACGTTGTTGGTACAACAATAAGAACCTTGCCTTCGTGATTGTCAAGGAACCACCTCATCGTATTATAGATGATGAACGACTTACCCGAACCTGTGGGGGATAGAAGAATGGCCCGCTTGTTTTCGATGGCGTGTGTTATCGCATCGTACTGATAGTCACGGGGCTCGAACGGGGTTTGTAATGACCCAAGAAACTTGACTAGTCCTTGATGATCAATCTTATTCTTGGCATTGGGAATGCCGTATTTTTTATTCTCTACGATCTGGAGAGGGTACATGCGGTCTGCACAAAATTTGCGGAGTTGGTGATACAGACCAACATGTATCTCTCGTTTTACTTGATTATATAGACGCACCTTACCGTCCCACACCTTGCGTTTAAATGCAGGCATGAACCGATAGCCCGGAACGAAGAAAGAGAAGTAATCTCTTAGTTCCTGTTGTTGTGCGGGGTTAGACTCAACCGCCATTCTCGAATGATCTAACATCCGAATACGAATGGTACTTTCCATGAACTATCGTCCTTGACCGCGATACTTCTTGAAGGAACGTTTCTTATCCTTGTTCATGGAACTGCGCTTGACTTTACCATTACCAATAGACGTACCCTTGCGGTGTACGTCATTAATAACCTTCTTGGTAATGACGTTAGAATTCTTCGCCACGATTAACCTCCGGCATCGAACTTTCTCCACTCAATAATGTTCTTCACGGTCTGGTGTCTCCACTTCAGACTATCGACTATCTCGACCAGAGTATCTATAATCGTTTTAAGGTAAACGATTTTTTCTTCGGACTTCTGAATCTCAGGATCGGAGTCATAGTAATAGTTCATGTCACCTTTCATAATCTTCAATCCGTCAAAGGGGTCCGGATGCCAGTTCTTAGACTGAAGAGTTTCCTCATCCATCTTACCGTTGTAGTACAACCACTTGTCTTTGAGTAGATCCTTCTGAGAGTGTTCTGCCCTCTTCAGGTTCAATTTAGTCAAAGATAGGTACTGCAAGTACTTTGCGTGTAGACTAGGTGTGTTACGGGATGTTTCATCTAGTTGGTGTTGGGGGATCTTACAGTCTTCTGCCCACTCTTTCAAAATATTATCAAGGTCTAGCATCTATGCCCTCATATCAAGTTGTTGAACCCTCACCTCAGACTCTATCAGTTGTCCATATCGGTTATATGTATAGATGGTGTATTGCATTGCAGTACCACCCTCTACCAATTTCTTTTGAACCTTTTGTGTCTGTACCTCGTTCCACCATGACTTCATTGGCATAGACGCTGGTTCTATTGGGTTTATTTCCATATTATTATACCCGTTTTGTCGTGTTGTGTCAAGTTATAGTTTGACGATCTCGAAGTCCCTGAACCGGAAGGTTGCGGGGAATTGAATGTAAGTAATATCGTTTGCGTTTGCGTTCAACTCAAAACTGCCCAGATTAGTGATGATCGCATCGTTGTATCTGATTCGCAAGTTTGAGTTGTTCTGACTGGTCAAGATGGTAACCGTGATGTCGGAATATGTTTCATCCTTCTCGACCTGTCCTCTGTACCTATCGCCTGGCCTAACCTCTTTCTCGTTGACCAGACGCTCCATCCACTTCTGTAGTTCTGTGTAGGACTGCATGTCTTCGTCAAGAATAAGGTTGACAGTAAGGTCAGAATATGTTATCTTAGATCCTGAAAATGGGATTCCAGTAACTCTAGGTATACCAACCTCGACTGCGTTCGTGGAAGCGCCCGGATGTGATATGGATTGTGCAAAGAACTGCACGTTACCGAACAACGTGTTGTCGATGCTTACTCTAAACCCTGTGGGTTGTAAAAAGTTTTTGTTTGCGGTTAAGGTAGATTTCGCCATGAGTCACTCCTATGTACACCTCTATTTATACACTTGACAAACTTGTCTGGATGCTATATAATGGTACATGATTAGAGGTTCAATATGATTTTATCAAAGAAAGACGCATTTCACGCAGCGTGGAAACTCATGGATTACTTCGATGACTTCGAACGTATCGATGACTATTTCCGTGCACGTAAGATCGAACGTGTGAGGAACATCCCCGCACCGTTGCCAGGCATGTCCGTTGAGGATGACCTGTTCCAACAGTTTGATTTGCACCCCCAAGATATGGACTTCCGTATCCAACAAATCCCACACGAGTTGTTTGACACCCTACTTGAAAAGACTGCCTCGTTCTCTCCGGATGAGTCGCCTGGCAAGACATTAAAGATGGTAGTCAGAGAAACAACCACCAACACCATATGTGGGTTCATTCGGTTTGGATCTCCTCTAATCAATTCCAAACCACGGAACGAGTATCTTGGGGGTGTACCGGATCTTGACATATTCAACAAACGTGCAATCATGGGGTTCAACATCGTACCCGCCCAACCCTTTGGGTTTAACTATCTTGGTGGTAAGTTACTTGCCGCCATCTGTTGTTCCCATGATAGTCGCAGAATGTTGAATGACAAATATGATACAGAGTTCTGTCTCTTTGAAACCACCTCGTTGTATGGTAACCTCAAGGGTGCATCGATGTATGATGGTATGCGTCCTTATCTACGGTACAAGGGCGACACACAATCTAAGTTCCTGTTGACTCTAGGGGATGACTTCTATCCAGAGATGAGGGATTGGTTTACTGAGAAGAACGGTGGTGAGGAGTTAGTGCACAAGGGTGCGTCATCCCGTAAACTAAAGATGCAAACCAAGATGGTGAGTATCGTCAAGGCATCACTGAAACATCATGACACGGAGGCGTACAACAAATTTGTTGATAAGATATCGACTGCGGGTGATGTGACTACACAGAAACGTTTTTATATGGGTGAGTATGGTTACTCTAATGTGCGGGACGTTCTATTGGGTAGGACCGATAACCTGATCAAGGCAGAAAACTTTGATAGGTTTGAACTAGATAACGTGATCGCGTGGTGGAAGAAACTCGCCAGTAAACGTTACGACAAGTTGAAAAATGAAAATCGTGTCCGTACAGAACTAGAGGTCTGGAATCAGGACACCATGAACGAGATTGATATTATACGATGAACATTACCATCGCAAGACTGAGATCCTTTGTTAAGTATGAAGGACCACTCGAAACCGTACTGGACAGTTTCTTCGAGAACTACGTCAAGTGGATGAAGGCGCACCCCGAACACAACTACGATACGTACAATTGTTCCTTTGATGGGACACGCCCTAAACGTACACCCGAAACCATTGAGTCCGCAGATGTTATTGTCATACCAAGTGACAGTGAGTTTCGGTATCACGGTGAGTTACAGATGAACCCCAAAGACTTGGCGAAGAGTCAGTCTCACATTGATAAGATTGCACCCTACTTCGAAGGCAAGACTGTAGTGATGTTCCGTAGTGACAGGGGAGACACCGAAGAACTGTACCGCAGTTTCCTGCCAAACATCAAGAAGTTTGTGACCATAGATGAGATAGACTTCAGTGGAAATATTCACGGTATGAAGTATCACTTCATTCAGAGGTTGAAGAACCCCATCTCCGATTTGATGTTCGAAGGTAAGTCTGTGGACTTTGGGTATTGGGGTAGGATGAAACATGGAAACGATAGAGAGAAGACCATCCGTAAAATCTATAGGTCTCAGTTGTCTACCGTCATGATCGGCGGATTCCCTTCGGGTGTGCAGAGACAATCCAAGTGGATCAAGGACTGGAGAAAACTCTATCCTCTACTAGAACCCGCACGGTCTACTCTATGTTTCAACTGGTTAGACCCACACGCCACTACGTCACGATATCCAGAGGCGTTGTCTATTGGTATCGTCCCCTTTGTGTGGCAGGACTATGACATAGACAACACGTATAACATAGACCCTTGGCAGAGAGTCCAGACGTTTGAGGAACTTGAGGAAAAGATCCTAGAGTTACGAGACCCTACTTTCTTTGATAACAAGTTGGAAGAGTACCGCAACAACTACTCCAAGGTTCTTCTGAGTGAAGACCAGTATTTCGAGGAATTCGCAAAAAAGATGGATAAAGCCCTTGACAAATAGTGTCCAGTTTGTTATTATTAAAACATGAAATACGAAGCATACCTATACCAATATACGCACCGTCCAACCGGACGTATGTATGTTGGCATCCATAAGGGTCTGATCTCAGATGGGTATAACCATTCTTCCAAATGTGAAGAATTTAACCAACTCTTGAGAGAGAGTTATAATGACTTTGACTACGAGATACTACGTACTGGTAGTTGGGGTGCAATGCAAAATGAGGAATATAGAGTGTTAAGTGAAGCAAATGCAAAATCCAATGTGATGTTTTTTAATAAGTCTAACGGGTCACCCGCCAGTAAGAAGTTCGATATGGATCGTGTTCTGACTCTCGCAGAAGAGATCAAGAACATGAAGGGTGAACAGGAGATGGCGTCTGAGGTTGTCAAGACAACCTTCATTCAAGTACGTGCAGAAGATGACTGGACGCACAAACAGAATATCCAGAACGCTATCGATGAGGAACACGGGAACACAGAGAAGTTAAAACTTCAGGCGGTTCTTTTAGAAGGATATTTTGAAGAAGGTGATCGAGACTTTGGTGTTGATGGTTCTGCTGGTATTGGTGGTAACCACTCTACCCGTGCGACCAACGACTCAAAACACGGTGTTACTCTTGAGGTAGTTCGTGTTCCCCTGTCAATGTGGGAAGGTCTGACAGATTCAGAGATCGAATATTTGGGCATGATGTTGAATGTTCAGGAAGGTAAGATTCAACCAAAGGTAAACCAATCTGACGATTTCTCCAAGATTGCACAGAGTCTCTACTATAACCACAACATCGATCTTGATTCGGATGCAATGATCCTTGCACTTGAGAAGTTCAATATCACCAAACGTCAAATCAACTCTGCTATCAACAAGGCGAAGAAAGCAATCGAGAACGAAGAACTGAGTTTGCTAGGCCAGAAGCACATCAAGTGGAGAGAGGGTGCCAACAAGAAAAAACTTTACGAAGAGATCATTCCATCTTACCAAGACGGCAAGACATTTGTTGAAGTTATCACAAGTGGTTCTGGTGGTTCGCTTCAGACCTTCATGTCTAACTTTTTCGAGGCACACCAAGAACACGGATACACGAAGGCAGTGTGTATCGTCTATCACCCAAAAATCTCTGACCATGATCAATGGATCGGTTCGCCAAAGTATATTGCAGACCGTAACATGATAGAGTTCTTCTTTGAAAAGTCTGGTTTCGAATTCAAAGAAGTTGGTTTGAAACTGTTACAAGATCAGAAACAACAATTAACAGTTGGTTAAATTTAACCAACAGTTGGTTAAAAAAGAGGGGACGTTAAGTCCCCTTTTTATTACTCATTCCAACGATCATCGTCTTCGTCATAGTCACCATCATTATCGGTGTCACAGAAACGTTGCCACGCAATCATATCAAAAGTTAGACCTTCATGCCACGGTACATATGCTTTGCACCATTCATGAGAACCCACTACCATATCATCGGTTCCGTCTGGATCGGGAACATAATCTCTCTTGGTATGTTCTTTCTGAAGTGTAAAATACACATTACCGTTATTGTAGTTTTTCTGTGTGAACAACTTACGTTTGGCGATGTAAATTTTCTCGCCTTCGGATAGAGTGTATGTCGATCCATCATCATAATTGATTACCGTTTCAGAATGGGCAGAAAACGGAATCAACACTAGCGCTAGTATTAACCATTTCATACTACATGCTCCTTTAAGTTATGCTTCCTTTCACTAGGAGACTACCATGTCGTACCATTATTATATATG